GTGGACGCGGCGCCTACGCCGGCCGTGAACAGCCGGTAAGACATTACCTGCGTCGTCGGCGCCGACCCGCCGCCGCCTGTGCTCGTGATCGTCAGCTCGGCCTCTTCGTTGGCGCTGTCGTCCACGAGAGCCAGCGTGATCCCGCTCCCCGCCAGGAACCGCACAGCCCGGCGTAGGTACTCGGTCGTACCGCCGCCTGCCGCGTTGACCCGCACGCCGACGCGAGCGTTCATGTTGGCTTTCGGCGGGAGGAGTGGGCGGCGCGCTGCTGGCATTACGCGGACCGTATATCGCGGGCGGGATCCTCGATGATCAGCAGGCTCAGGCCGACGCTGCCAGAGCTATCCCACTGGACCTCTCGGACCATCGCCACCTGTGCGTCGAGGCCGATCTCCGAGTCCGTGACCGTCACGATGTCGCCGCGCTCGATCGCATCCCAGCGCTCGCCACCCACGACATACGACACCGTGCGGCGTGCCAAGGCATAGGCCCGCGCCTGTACCGCGAGGATCGCGTCTGCGGTCGCCACATCCCACACGATCGACGTGTCGATCTGCTGCTCACGGATACCAGAGTCGCGCGTCGTCCGGTAGCGCGCCTGCGACACCGCACACAGGTACGAGCCTCGGACGCTGGGCTCGTCGGCATCGTAGGTCGCGTCGAGTCCTCGGTACTGCATCGGCTCGTCGGTACGGCGGTTGCGACAGAAGTCGATCCGGAACTTGTTGGCGACCTTGCTCGAGTCGATCTTCACGCGTCCCGCCCGCGAGATCGTTGGATCCGCGTCTACGTCGATCTCCCAGCGTGCATCCCGCGCCGTCGCGTCGTATCGCCACACGACCGGGTAGAGGCCCTCGGGTCCGGTGGCGATCGAGCACGGCAGGATCGGCAGGAGGTTGGCCGAGAGCCATTCCCAGATGTTCACGCGCGCGTCGATCGCGCAGTCGATCTTGAAGTCGTTGAGCAGGCTGGCAGCAGCGGCGCAGCGCCCTACGTCTACCTGCATGCCCGTCTGACGCAGCAGGTACGTCAGCACGTCACCCGCGCCGCGCACGAGCTCGCCGTCGTCACCGATCAGACCGCCGCCCTCATCCGAGCGCGTGCGGTCGTACCATCCCACGTAAATCGGGACGTAGACCTTGCTTCCATTGCCGTCGTCATAGTCTCGGTAGGAGTCGTCTCCGAGCTCGCTGTTCATGTAGTCGCTGCCGAGCGTGCACACCGACACGCCGTTTACCAGCGCCGACGCCGCTCCTGTCGTGTCTCCGCGCGACACTCCAGGCACGACCGCCACGACGTTCCCGCGCGCGTCCGTCCAGTGCTCCACAAGGAAGCCGTTGTCGCTCGGGAAGCCGAACGGGAAACCGCTCTTGTGGAAGTTCCACGTCGCGTTGCTGATGGACTCTGTGTACAGGTACACGCTCTCGGCGTTGACGCGGTGCCCGGCGATGACGATCGCAGGACCGGGTGTAGCCGCCACGCCGACGCTCCCACGATCGCGCGAGATGTGGACGGCGATGGATCCCTCCCACGCAGGATCGCTCAGCCCTGACGTGCGCCCCGGCTTCCCGAAGACGACAGGGTATGGCAGGTTCAGATCCTCGCTTAGCAGCGAGCTGAACAGGTCAGGCTTTACGGCCCAGCCCGCGAAGTACGTGTCCTGCAGGCTGTCCGGCCACGTAGCACCCGTCACCTCGAGGCCAAGCGGCGGCGTCTCGATGTCCGTCTGCCACACCTCGTCCGCGAGCGTGAAGTCGATCGGCTCGTAGCGACTGCCGTACTCGGGATCTTGCACGCGTCCGATCAGGCGCACGCGGCGCTGCTCGTAGGTCTGTCCCTCCCGCCAGAGCGCGAGCGTGCCCGTAGCGCCCTCGAGGCGATGACCGCGCGCGATCAGCGTCGGCACGTCCACGGGCAGGACCGCCGAGATCGAAACGCTCGCCTCGGTCAGCTGGCTATCGAGGATCTCCACGGCCTCCGACAGCGCGACCTCCGCGAGCCCGCCATCGTAGTGAAGCACGCCGTCATCGCTCGACACGTCGAGATCGGTCGTGCTCAAGCGCAGCACATGCCCGGCAAACTCAAGGTCAAGGAGCCAGTAGATATCCACGCTCACAGCTCCTCTTCGATCCGCACGCGCGCCAAGCGGTAGACCTCGCCCGTCGTCGTGTCGTACTCGTCACCCTGCACGGTATCCACCTGTAGCGACTCGCTACGGATGCGCCCGTACAGCATCAGCGGAGGCTCTACGATGGTCCGTACCGTCGTGCCGCCTGTCATCGGGACGACTCGCGGCAGGTACACGATCGGCGTCACTGCGCCGTCCAGCTGCTCCAGCACGCCCAGCATCGAGGGCGCCACGTCAGCGACCGAGGCGATACCCGGCCCGCTCGCGTGGAGGCGCACGTAGTTGGCGTCGTTGCCTGCGATCTGCTTCGCGTCGACGCCCTCATCCCACGACACCTCTACCGCCCGACGCGCAGGACCGAGGCGGGTAGCCCGGCGAGCACCGCCACGGCCCTCCACGAGCTCGTAGGCGGGTGACATGCTCTGCGATCGGTTCGCGCTGTACTGCGTTCCGAATACGTGGAAGTAGCCCATGACGCACACGCCGATCGCGAAATAGCCCTCGCTCGTCGTCTGGGCAGGGATGCGGAGACGGTATGCGTTGTACTCCGTGCTCGGGCTCGCGCTCTCCGCAGCGATGACGGTCACGCTCGGCATGATGATCGCGCCGTCGTTGCCGTTCGTTGGGTCGCCCGCCTGCGGAGTGATGGTCATGCGAACCTTCGTACCGTCCCCCGTCGTCAAGCTGGGCCAGACCCCCGGAGTGTTGACGGCGATCGGTCGCACGCGCGTACCTCCCGAAGAGGACCAGTAGGCGCCGGCAAGCTCGTTCGCCGTGATCGTGCGATCGATGTACCCCCCGCCGAACGGCGTAGCAGCGGTGACGATGTTGTGATCGAGGACAAAGCCGAGGCCCGTCTGCCCATTCGCGGCGTCGATGGTGGCGATTGACTGCCACACGCTCGCGCCGTCTCGGCCCTCCCAATACGCCGTACGGAAGTTGATCCCGCCGAGGTACAGCACGCGCGCCGGGCCCAGGAACGGACTCGTCAGCGTCCCGTCCAGCTCCCACGCGATGATTTGCTCGCTCGCCGTCGTCGTGGAGCGCCACGCCCGACGAGGACTTGGCTCCTCCTCGGCATGGATTGCGCGGATCGGGTAGCGATAGGCCGCGTCGATCGTCCAAGCGTCCGAGCGGTAGGCTGGTCCATCCGTGCCGTACACGCTGACGCCGCCCGCGACGTAGACAGGCTCAGCAGCGAGGTCACGCGCCAAGAGGTCGCCCGGGTTCGCGGGCACATTGTAGATCCCGGTTTGCGCCGTGCCAGCGTAGGCGCCCGACACGTAGGACATCCATCGCCACACGCTGTTGACGATGACGCCCGCGCCGACGCCCGAGGTGAACTGCACGCGGTGCGTCGTAGACGCGCCCTGCACCAGCGCAGTCGATGCGCCTACCTGCACCCACGCGCGATCCTCGGCATCGCCTCGAGCTCCCAACGCGTACCAGGCGACACACTGACCCGTGCCCGAGGTCGCCACACGCCCGACCGCGATCCGCAGCCACACGCCCGAGGCGGCGGCGGCGGTGTTGACCGTCGCGATCGTGACGGCACCTGTCACGTCGAGGAGCGAGATCGTCGTCGGCGTCGCAACGACCGAGGCTTCAAACGACGCAGGACCGCCCACACCCGCACGGACGCGGATCGTACTCTGCCCGTTGTTGACATCCACCCAGCCTTCCGCGATCACGCCCTGCTGGAGCGTGCCCGTGGGCGATCCTGTCCACGTCGCGGAGTCGCCTACGCCACCCGTGACATTCATCCCGGCGGTGTCGAAGGCGACAGTAGGGGCGCCCGTGCTTGTGAAGGCCCAGCTCACTGCGTCCATTGTCTGCGGCAGATCGTAGGGGAGCCACGTCCGCTCCCACGCCACCTGACGCGCGTGCGTCGGAGCGCCGGACAGAGACGGCAGGTTGACCGTTGCCCACCCGCCTGCGGCCATGATCGAGATCGAGGACTCCGCGAGCGCCGTCACGCTGTTGTGCTGGTGCGCCACGATCATCCGGCCACGCTGCCACGCTGCCGACAGATAGCGCGGGTGGACTGCCACGCTCTCGCCGCGCCAGAGCATCGCCTTCGTTGTCGGGTGCGAGCTCGACCCAAGCCCGTACCATGTCGCGCCCACGTCATCCGTCGAGCGCACCGCGAGCGCATCGAGGCCACCTGCCACGGCATCGCGCCCGACAGCGTAGAGGCGCCCGCCCTCCGCAGCACACAGCGCCATGTCTGCGTCGGCCCACGTCGTCGTGCCCGTCGCCCATGACATCGGATTGGAAGCGTCCTGCATGCGCGCCTCGACCGCTGCCGAGAACTTCGCGTATGCGTTCGCCAGCGTGCGACTCCACGGCCTGTTGAGGAGCCCATAGGTCGCGTGGTTCTCGCGCCGGATGTACGTCAGCACGTACACGTCACCCTGTGCTGCCACGTCGGGGAACCCGCCGTGATTGTCCAGGTCCGCGCCGCTGTACTGATCAACGAGCTGGAAGGACGCACCGAGGTCCGCGCTCGCGTACTGCGCCATCCGCTGCGAGTAGGCGGTGCTCGTGTCCACGACATCGACCATCAGCACGATCTGCCCGGCGAGGTACGCGGCGCGCATGCGCCGGATGCTCTGGCTCGTCGTGCTAATCGCAGCCTCAAGGCACCCGGTCTGTCCGCGCGTCCACGTCGCGCCATCAGTGTCGCTGTAGGACATGCCCACGTTGACCGTCGAGGCGCTCGCGTCCTCGACCGCGTAGAACACCAGCAGGCGCCCGCTCGGGAGCTCGAGGCCACATGCTCGGGCGCCCGTAGTGTAGACACTACCCGTCACGCCAAAGTGGCTGAACACCTGCACATCGGTCCACGTCGATGCGGTATCAGTGCGGTACGAGCATCGGACGCTGCCCTGCACCGTGTTTTCGTACACGACGAGGAGGGTATCGGTCGAAGCCGCGAACACGTAGGCATCTCGGTACAGGCCCGCCGTTGTCGTATAGGCGACGTTGCCGAAGCCGCTGACGATCGCCGGTACATCGAGCCCTCGGTAGAGCGGGTCGCCCGTGTTGCGCCAGGTGATGCCGGCGCTATCGAGCCCCGGCATGCCGGCGCGGATCGCCTGCACCTGTAGACTGCCGCCTGCGCTCTGCGTGCCGACAGCCGCGAGCGTGGCGTAGGTATCTTGTGCTGCGACAGCCTCTCCGGGCACTGGACCCGCCTGCGTGGCAGTGCTCAGCGTAGACGAGTACGCGTCGTAGGTGAGACGCGGATCTGGCAGCAGGAGGCCGCGCAGGTAGGAGCGGGTGATTGCGGTGGCCATGCTACAGAGCCTCCCTCATTCCGATCGTGCGCTGACCCCTTATCGCGTCGGCAAGCCCGCCCCCGAGTCTCAGGTGATCACGAATAAACGGACGGAAGACCTCGTGCCTGTACTGGTTGACTGCCACGACGACAGGCGCCTGCGACACGCCAGCGTTCGCGGCGCGCACGGCCTCCGGTCCTCCGATGCTCGACACGCCCTGACGGGACAGCACGCCCTCGCCTGCTACGAGGCGAGCGCCTACCTGATCCGGCCCGCCCACCATGCCGCCGCTGTGGAATGCAGGCTGCTCGGCGCTGATCGTCGCCACCTGCGCCGCACCGATCGCGGCCACAATGCCAGCGGCTACCGGATTGGCGAGGTTTGCGGTCACCGCCGTAGCCGTGTTGATGATCGCCTCGGCCAGCTTGCCCGCCTTCGCCACCTCAAACGCTCGGATCGCTGCGGCGCGCTGCGCCTCCACGCGGTCCTTGAGCGCTTCGCGCTCGGCTTGCGACAGGCTCTCCGCGCCCTGCTCGAGCTGCTGCTGGAGCGCGGCCACCTTATCGGCGCTCGCTGCGGCGCCCTCCTCGAGAAGCCCGCGCACCGTGTCGAAGCCCTGACCGAGCGCATCCGTCAGTAGCGTGGCGCGCTCCTCGGCTGCGGCAGTCTCAGCTGCGAGATCCTCGTCTCGGATCGCTTGACGCTTCTCGGCGGCGGCGGCCTCGATCGCGTCGATCTGCGCCTGCACGTCCTGCCGGATCGCTACACGCGCCTGCGCCGCCTCGGCATCGACACGCGCCTCCTCCTCCGTGCTGAGCGCCAAGTAGCGCGTGCGGAGGGCGAGGTCGTCCAGCTGCGCGAGGCGCTCCTTGCCGGCTGCGATCGCCTTCTGCTCCTCGGTCAGACCGACAGCCTGCGCGGCGGTCAGCTTCTCGAGGCCGGCCGCGTAGTCGAGCGTCAGCTTGCCGAGGTCCGAGCGTGCTGCGCTCGCGGCCTCGAACTTCGCCTCTTCTTCTGCCAGGCGCTTCGCGGCCTCTGCCGCCTTCTCGCGCGCGCGCGCGCTGGCGCGCTGTGCCGAGGCCTCTCGGATCTTTGCCTGCTCCAGCTCCTGCGCGCGCGCGACCGCCTCGCCTTCGCGCTCGGTGAACGCCGCGAGCGCCTTCTCGGCATCAAGGTACGTCCCGTATGCGTCAGTGGTTGCGCCGTCGGCGCTTAGCGCCGCCTTCGTGGTCGCTACCTGCGCCTCGAGGTACTGGCGCTGCGCGTCATACGCGCTACGCACCGCAGCCGTGCGCGAGATGATCGCGCCCTCCTCCTCAGTGATCGCGCCAGTGGCGATCGCCGTCTGGAGGGCGAGCTCCTCCTCGACATCCTTGAGCGCCTTTGTGCGCGCGACCGCTTCAGTAGCCGCCTGCGCCGCCTTCGCATTCACTGCCTCGACCGCTGCCAGCTGCTCAGCGTAGTACTGCGTTGCGAGCGCTACTGCGCCCATTGCGGCGCCTACGACGCCGAGGCCGATCGCCAGCTTGTCGCCGCCCTGCGCGGCCACCTCCATTCCGTCCGCTACGTCAGCGACACCGCGAGCAGCGCCGCCGAGGCCGGGCACGAGGAGATCGAGCACGCCCGCGACCTTGCCGGCCGAGCTCCCGACCTTGCCGAACTTGTCGCCTACGTCGGCGGTCGCAGCCGATGCCTTCTCGGCGGCGCGCTGCGTGTCCTGCATCGCGCGCTTTGTTTCGCCAGCTGCTCGCTTCGCCGCCGTCTCGGACGCTTTGAGGCTTTTGTTGAGCTCGGCCACCATGAGCTTCGCCTGCTCGGCGGTGATGCCCGGGATGGTCTCCAGCTGCTGACGCAGGCCGGCGAGGTTCGCTGTGACGGTTAGCTCTGCGGTCGCCATGATCTACCCCTTTGCCAGCTTCTTGCCGGTCGCGGTCAGCGCTCTATCCAGCGCGAGCGCTTGATCCTTCACGATCGCCTTGTGGCCCTGCACGACAAGAGTCTGCCACACGCGCTTTCCGTCGCCCGCCTTCGGGTTGTTCACGATCTTACCGACGCCGACAGGCCGCCGACGCCCGAGGCGATCGCGGTAGGCGCGAGCGACGTAGTTAGGCGGGAGCGCCCCGGTGCGCCGGAAGTAGCGCATGAGCTCTCGGTACTCTGCCAGCGGTACCGCGCGGACAGACAGGGACAAAGGCGAGGGCGTGTGTACAAAGTACGCGTAGTACTCCTCGGTCGCTCGCTGCGTGTCGCTCTTCTTCGTCTCGCCGGGGAGTAGGTTCCCTTGAAAATCGACGTTGGTGGAGCGCTTTGCGAACTGCTTCGCGTCGTTGAAGACGACACCTCGGATCACGTCACCCTTGATCTCGAGTCGGTAGTCCGTGCCCTCTCCTGATCTGCCGCTGCGCTTGGACACGAGCGTGTACCACTTGTCTCGCGTCTCCTCGGCGGTCGTGGAGACGATGCTCTCCACGGCATCCACGACATCGCCCGCCACGTCACGCACGAGGCGCTGGATGGCGGCGTCGAGATCGCCGCTGATCTCGACACTCGCGCGCTCCTTCACGTATCGGCGTGTACCCGGCACTCAACCTCCGAGGCCCCAGAAGGCGGCGCCTGACGTGCTCACTGTATCACCCTCGCGCGGCGCCATTCGGCCTCGCTTCGGCTTCGGCGGCGTGTGCTTCGCGCGCCACCAGCCCAGCACGCGCTCCTGCTGGTCCACGCTCCAGCTGTAGAAGGCGCCAGGATCTCCGCAGTACGTGAGGCCGATCTCGAGCGCTACGGCGTCGAGCCCTCCGTCCGGCCCTCGGAAAAATCCGCGTGTGCCTGCACCGCCTCCTCGCGCGGGTAGGAGTCCACGAGCAGCTGCACCGCCTTCGTCGCGGCATCGCTGACCTCGGACTCCGGTACACCTGCGGCGTGGAGCTCGTCGCGCACAGCAGCGCCATAGGCCAGCCCGTCCCACTTGCAGCCTGCGAGCGTAGCCTTGAGGCCGGGGCGACCCGCCCAGCACACGCCCAGCGCCGCGCCCAGACCGATCCATCCGTCTTGAGCCAGCGCCACGAGCGCCTTTGTCCGTGCGGCGTGCGAGGCTGGCGCTGCCAGCGTGATCGTGCGTCCCTTGATCTGTACGTCCATTGTCCTTCTCCTTGGCGCAAAAACGAAGCGCCCGCCGTACCGTAGCACGACGGGCATCCTCGATCACAGCGCGATCAAGTCGCCGTGATGGCGCCCAGAACTTCGAACGACAGGGAGAAGGAGTCGGGGTCGCCCTCGGAGAGATCAATGGAACAACGGCAGTTGTTCATGACGAGCGTATGGTCTGCCGCCTCCCCCATCGTCGTGCCCTCGATGCTCAAGGTGATGGTGAGCGTGTATACGTCCGCATTCGCCCCGAGCGTGGACACGGCAGCAGAGAAGGATCCGGTCTGGTTTACAGCGTCCCAGAGCGTGTTCTGGGTGGCATCGCTCAGATCCGTGAGATGCGCCGAGAACGACCCGGTAGGGAACGACCGCACTGTGCGACGCAGACTGCCCAGATCCCCGCGATCGAGATACTTCGTGATCTCGTAGGATCCAGCGCCGCTATTCGCACCAGTCAGCGAGAAGTCGCCGTTCTCGTACTGAACCGTCAGCGTGATCGGAGATCCACCGCCAGAGGCGAGCGTGATCGTGCCGTCGCGGAAGTTCTTGACGATGGACGAAATGGGCATGGTCTACCTCACTGGAGCAGGATCATATCATTGAAGCGGGAGGGTCTGCACGACTCGGAAGCTGATAGTGCCCTGTACCCACTCCCCGGCGTCATTCGTCGTGCGAGTCAGGCTCACGAGCTGGAACTTGTAGGACAGCGGCCACGTCGCATCGTAGGCCATGAGCTTGTTCACGAGCGCCTGCTCTCCATCGAGGGCGTCGTCGTAGGTGTCGCTCATCGACTTCGGCGCGAGGCGCCACGAGTACCGCACCTCGAGCGCAGTCTCGACCAGCGTGCCCTCAGCGGGCCGCCCTCGGTACTGCCGGAGGTCCGTCGTCTCCGTGGGCGCGACCGAGAATGCCTTATGGGCGATGCTATCAGCGTCTCGCCCGAAGTTGTCGGGAGCTACCCGACTCTCCTTCCACCCCGTCAGCGTGAGGAGGCGCGTCGTCACGTCCTCGCGCAGCTGCCGGATCGTCTTAGCCGCCATCAGCGCCACCATGCCGTAGCAGAGTATCCGCGTCCGTTGGTCCAAATTTGGCTTGACGCAGACTTCTTCTTGCTCGGATCGACCGTGTTCTCGTCGGCTTCATCGTACGTGAAGCGGAGTTGTCCCCACGCCGCCTCGTACTGCACGCGGTAATGCTCGGCCAACGCCTGCCACCGCCCGCCATCCCCGGCGCTTGTGGAATAATCGAGGAAAATTAGATGCAATGCCAGATGCAGCATGCAGTCCCGAAGCGCGCTCGGCTGGATCACGAGGTACGGTCTACGCCCCGCTGCTACGAGGCGGCTGCAAATGCTGAAGAAAGCCTCGTCGATGTACGGCTGGTACGAGGTCGCGGCTCCGAGCAGCGCCGGAAGGTCCGAGTGCCTCATCGTCAGGTCGTCTTGACTGATGCATACATAGAGGGTTCTGCGGCAGAGCGCGGCGTCGTTGCGGAAGGTGTGGGACACCCCGTCAGGCATGGTCAAAGACCACTCACACAACCAGCCCTCTCCGAGCGCCTCCGCGCTCGTCGTAGCGCCCGAGAGCGTGTACTGCGCCACCGAGGCCGGCGGGATGGTCACCGCCTGTGCAGACACCAGCGCCGATCCATCGGGACGGTAGAGCGAGAACGTGCCGGCAGTCGGGGTAGCCGTCGCGCCGGCACGGGAAGTCGGGCAGGTCAGTACCTGCGTGCGTCCACGCTCGATCGTCTCCGTCGAGCGGAACCGCGCAGTGTAGACAGTCTCCGCGAGCGACATCCCGACCTCCGTGCTTACCGGCCCTTATCGCGTTCCCGCTGATCCTGACGCTTCGCCGCATCCTGCGCCGTCTGCCGCGCCTTGTCGGCGGGCATGCCGCCGTCTCGCAGCTGACGCGCCATGCGCTCCATCGCCTCGCGGTAGCCTGCGCGCTCGCCGCTCATGCGCGGCCTCGACGCACCTTCGGCTTCGGCGCGGGCTCGGGCTCCTCACCCGGAGCAGGAGGATTGTAGAGGCGCTCCTTCGCGGAGATCATCGACTCGAGCAGCGCCTCTTCGACGGCGAGCGCATCGCGGTGGAACGGAGAGCTCGGCGCCTTCTCTCGCCACTCATCCACCTTCTTCTGCTGGCGCTCGATCTGCACGCCGATGAAGTCAGGATCTGGCAGGTCGATGTACGTCCCGACGAGAGACTTGCAGAACGCCCAATAGCCCTCCTCGTCGGACTGAATTCGGGTCTGTCCCGCCACGACCTTAGGAATCTCCCACTTCGACAGGTGGACCAGACCGGCCACGCCATCGTAGGCCACGCAGTACCCGCCCGCCTCGGCCTCCCACGGGATCACGGTCCATCCCCGGCGGCGCTTCGCCACCTCGGCGGCGTCCGTGCTGCCGTCCTTGTCCACGTTGGACACGCCCGGGTCAGCAGCCAGCACCGACAGCCACGGCACCCACTCGCCCTCGCGGAACGTCCACCGCGCAGGATGGTGGATGTACCACCATGCCGGACGCGGCTCGAGGCGCACGAGCTCCTTCATTGCCTGCGGTCGAGAGGCGGGCTGCGCGGCGAAGTTGCCGGTCCCGCTGGTGCCGAAAGTCGCTGCCATCTTGTCTCCTTCTTCGTGAGGCGAACGCAGAAGCGCCCGCCCCGGTAGACTAACCACCGAGACGGGCGCTTGTACTGCTCGACTTAGAAGTCGGACAGGACGCCGACGCCGCGCAGGTCATCGAGCTCGGCCACGCCGACGAAGGCGGAGCCGACGATGATCGTGGAGCCGTTCGACGCGTCACGCTCAAACTCGACAACGATCGGGCTCTGCGGCACGGTCGTGGTGGAGCCGATCACCGGAGCGGCGGTGCCCGTCGCAACGCCGATCGCGCCGCGCGTGAACATCATGCCGAGGTAGTCGGCGCCGGCGTTCGCGGTGGGGACGGTGTTGGAGCCGAAGAGATCGACGCCGAACAGGGTTCCCTTCAGACCTGGGGGCTTTGCTTCGACCCCAGACTGAGAGGTCTGGAGGTACTGGCCGGGGCCGGTCTCGGAGCGAAGCGAGCTCATCAGATCGTTGATCTGCTGGTTGTGGAGGACCGCGACGAACTGGCCGTCGTTCGCCTGGAGCTGGAGGGCGAAGATAGCGTTGTAAAAGACGCTCACCGAGAGGTCCACGCCCGTCGAGCCGACCGAGGTGGAGAACCCGGAGGACAGCGCGGTAAGCATGGTCGTGACGCGCTTGTTGTACGCCAGCACCATGTCGGACGCGAGGTTGTCAACCGTCACGTCCATCGGGATGCCGGTCGCGGTCAGCTGCGCGAGGTCGCTGATCTGGCGGCGGAGCGCCTGACGAGCGATCGTGACGTTCGCGTTGGTGCTGGTGAGCGAGGTGTTGGACACCGAAGCGTTCTCAGCGACCGCCGCCATGGCGTCGGCGCCCCACGACACGACGGGCACCTGCACGACGCTGGAGCCGGAGCCGTTCATCGCGCGGAGCTGCACGATCGCCGGATGGTTCACGAGGCTGGCGGTGTCCGTCA